CAGCCTTTACTTTAAAACCATTTAGATAAACTGAATCATCTGGTTGTGAAATTCTAGGCTCTTTACTTATATTTTTAGAATTAGCAGCTACTGTTTTTACAGCATCAGCTTTTCCTTGTTCATAAAAGTGCTTAGCAATAGTATCTATGTTTTTTGCAGCGAACAAAGATTTGTGATATTTTTGTAAGTCTTTAACTTTACCATTATCATCAAGGAACATCCCCAGAAATTTGGTAACATCAGATTGACTTTCTAATAACTCATCAGTGTTATTAACATTATATCTAACCTTTTTATCTCCTAATTCAAAATCAAAACCTTTGAAATCTTCTTTAAAGAACTTGTTAGTATTGTCAATAAACTCTTGTCGAGTTTCTTTTGATCGTTCTTGTTCGTTATTGTATCTATTGAAAAAGTCCATAGCTTTTTTTTGCTCTGTAGTTACATTTGGCCTCAACTTGATTTCATCGTAATACTTAGCTTTAGTTTCATCTAAAAACTTTTTAGCTTTGGCAACTTCTTCTTTTATACCAAGCTTGCGCTTGCGTATAGTCTTTTCATCGTCTTCTTCCTCATTATAAGCAAATTGATCATTTAATAAAAATTCAATTTCTTCTTTATCTAAATGAGGTTTAGTCGTTTTATAAAATTCTTTTAAAAGTGAAACATCGTCTATTTTAGAATAATCTGCATTTAATCTAACATAGTCTTCTACTGTTCCACCCGTATCTTCCATAAAGGAAACTAGTTTTTCAACATTTTCCGGTAATTGTTTACCTAAAATTTTTTCATCTCTAACAGCTTCTTTAAGTTCTGCCTCAACTTGCTTTGTTTCAGCTTTTACTTCTTGCTCTGTTACTTCTTGGATCGGCGACCTACTCTCTTCTTGCTTTTTCTCTTCGGTAGACTTTTGCATGGTCTGCTCGGGTACGCTTCCTTCCACTTTTTGTACATCTCCGGTTTGTTTATTTTCATCCACGTGCACTGTGCTTGACTCTGTAGTGGCATCTTCTTGTTTTTTAGTTAAATCAACTTTTGGATTTTCACCAGGCTTAGTTGTTAGTTTTTTAGGTCTACCTGGTTTTTTCTTCATTTTAAATTCACCTTCTTGAGGTACATTTTCTTTGGTTTTTTCTTCCATGATATGATATTATATAATTAACGTGGTACTTCAAAGTTAGTAGGTAATGTATCCTCCTGTCTTTGTTGTATCATTTGACTCTGTTGAGTCGCTTGTAGTTGAGTTCGTTTATCTTTACGATCTTCAATTCTAGTTTCTTTTTGTTGCATAGCTTGAACTTCCATTTCTTTTAACTGCTTGTCAAAACCAAATTGAAGTTCTTTTAACTGTTTATCAATTTCTCCTTTTGTTTGAATTTTTTGTATTTCAAATTGAGATTTACCTTGTTCAATTTGTAAGGTAGTTTGTGCTATAGCTTGTTGTTTTTGTACTTCTGCAGCTGCAGTACGCTCAGCAGTTTGAGCTTGAGCATCAGCTTGCACTTTAATCATTTGTTGTTGATCTTGTTGATCTTGTACTCTTTTTTGATCTTCTTTAAGCTTTAAGAGTTTATTAGCTAATTTAAGATTTTTTATTTCTCTTATATCTACAGCGTCAGGTAGAGTTATACTTTGTTGTTGCAATGCCATTTGTATGTTTTGTTCCAACATAGCTCTTTCTTCTTCATCTGGTTCTATTTCTAAATAAATACCAAAATCGTATAAACTTATATTAGATATTTCTTCTAACGTTTTTACATTATATAAACTTATACTGTTTATTAAGCTTTCTCTCAATAGATCAAACTCTAAACTATCCGAAACTCTTAATGAAATATTTTCACAAGCCCTAAGTACTAAATATAAGCTAGCGTTTAAAATGTGCCTTGTTGCTGTGTTTGAGTTTGCTGCGGCTAGTTTTTGTAAGCCAACTAAACTGTCTTTAGCAGGATTACTTCCATCTCTAGCTTCATTTAATCCAGTTACATCTCTTATCATTTGTAAATAATACTGATAAGTGCCTATTAAAGATTGAATTTTTTGTTGTCCACTAGAAGATGTTAATTCTTGTATAGGTACTTTACCGTGGTTAAAGTCACCATCTTGAGTCATGGATCTTCCTACTATACTACCAGTTTGAAAATACATATTTAATGCTTCTGCTGGATTATAACTAGTTCCATTACCTAAATCAACCTCTGCTAACCCATCAACATCCATAAAAACACCATCTGGCACTGTTCTTGAAATAACTTGCTGTAGTTTTAATGATGTTAACTGTATGGAATCCGCAAAGCCTATCATTCTTTCAACTAAAGATTCTATACGACCTTTATAAATATGAGGAGCTACTATTTGATAATTCATGTTAACCTTAGTAGTATTAGAAAAAGGTCTTGTCATATTTTCCGCAACTTCCCACTCTAACATTATAGGGTGTCCTAGTATCTTCGCTCCTTTGTATAAAACCTCTATTGACCTAGATACTCTATCGTATTTATCACTTGGAGGTGGATTAAAAAAATCGTGTTTTTCGATAGCTTTTTCTAAACCTTGATCCGTATATTTTATTTTATATACTTGATCAGCAAAGGTTTTATATTCAAAAAACATTACTTGAACAGTATTGTTATTATCCTCTCCTTGCCAATTTCTAGTGTAATTAGTATTACCTGGATACTTTTGTATTTGCTCTAATTGTTTAGGTGGTATTTCAGGATATAATTTTTTAAGCTCAGGTATGCTAAGTGATTTAACCTCACCCACATAATAAAGATCTTCAAAGTTAGGATCTTCTGTGTAAGACCATACTAAATTGGCAGGGTCTACATATTCAACAGTAATACCTTCTGATCTATTCCATCCAGTTTTTACAGCACCTATACCTAGTACAACTAAATCCCTATTAAACTTGTTTCTTACTAAATCAAACTTATTCTTAGCTAATGTATTTTGTATTAACTCTTCTTCTGCTATTTCTATAGATTGCTTGTAATCTAACTGCATGTGTATTTCTAACTCTTCCTCGGTCTCAGGAGAACCAGGAGGAGCTTCAGAAATATCTAGGTTTAACGTTTGTTGAACTTGATTTATAAACTCTCTAGTTTTTATATCTCTAAGTATCTGCTCTCCATACTCTGTTCTTTTTCTTTGAGAAGCTGGATCTTGAGAATAAGCTTTTATGTCATATATCTTTTCAGACATACCATTTACTACAATATCTACGAATTTAGGAATAATTGGTACAGGTTTCCAATCTAAATTAAGGTATGACAAATCGCCATTTATAGATAGTTCATCTTTATATTTTTGTACAGATTGTTCTCCTCTTGAGTATAATCTTCTTTGGTGAAATATATTATAATTGAAAGAATATCTTGTTCCTCCCACACCTTGAGCAAACCATTGTCCTTCTATAGCACGTGCAACCTGCAGGCCATACTCCAAAGACATTTTTTCTTCTTGAGGAACAACTTGATCCGGAAAAGAACTTCTATTATTGGTGTATATCATTATTTATCATTTTTGAAAGTATACCATCGTTGTTATACGTTTTAATTCCTAAGTTAATTTGTTTAACTGTTCTGTCAGCAGTTGGTTTATATTTATTTCTATTACAGGCCATAATTGCTAAACCAGAGCTTATCGAAGCATCGTGTTTGGTTCTTTTTGTAATATCAAATTGAGCCCAATCTTCTAATGTTAATTGATGATACATATCACCAAATTTATCATTTTTTAACCCTACATAAGAATCTATGTAAGACTCAATAGCCGCAGCGTGTGCTTGTTTAATGTCTTCACTTGAGTTAGGTATTCCACCTATCTCTTTTTCGGTTACAGAAAGCTTATTCCATACTTTATCAGGACGATTCATACTAAAACCTCTATAACCTCTTCTTTTTAAATAATACAGTAATCTAGGTTTATTGTTTTCCGCTAGTAAAGGCATGCCATAAAAATGTAAAGCCATCAATACATCTTCAAAGAATATGTCAGCTGTTTGAGGTCGAGATATATATTCTAAGAAAAAATGATTAGGTGGCGCGTCTTCCATAGAGAATTTAGTCAATCCATGAAGCGATCCATTAGAGCCTTTGCCGTCGACAGTACCACTAATATCATAAGAATCACAACCAAACGCTCCGATATGATCGTTTCCAGGGTATTTAATTCCATTTTTTATAATTACTTGATTTTGAAGATTTTTAGGTGGAACCCAAGATATTTTAAACCTACCGTCTTTATTTGGCATGAATATAACTGATGTATCTTTAATACCATCCATCCACTGAAAACTTCCAACAGTTACACTATTTATATTATTTATTTCTTCGTTGTAATCTATTTGTTCGTATATCTTAGTTAGATTAAACAGAGAAGCTTTAGTTTCATCTCTAAAAGCGTGTTTTTCAGTTCTTGGAAATTGACGATAATATTCATTTAAACTATCTTGATCGTCTTTTAACCCCTCTACTTCATTTTCCCAATGTTCTATTACTCCGACAGTAATTGGGATATTGTCAATTCCGATTGTTTTATCTTCTGGCGTAAGAAATACAGGTGATCCAAAAGTATCCATGAATCCTTCGTAGTTCCATTCCATAGGGATGAAAAGAGAATATAATCCGCTACTTGTTTGTCCGTTTCTATTTCTTTTCGTAACGTCTGAACTGTAATAAAGTTTTTTGAAGTTATTTCCACCTTTATCTAACGCATTTGAAGTTGAGCCCATCATACACTTGCCTACTATTCTTCGGCCTAGTCTTAATGTAGTTTTTGTAACTCTCCAGTTGTTTAA